CCTGTATAGGCGGCCTCTTAATGACAAGTATTGACTCTGCGCTGAATTGGTCTATGTCAGCAACAGGGTTAGAGTAGTTCTGCTTGGTATTTATAAATCTTGGGGCGTTATAATCATCGGTAAAGAACAATAGGTTCTCTATGATATTCACGCCTGTTATTAAATACTTTGGATTGAAATTAAGTGTTGTATTTGCGTTGTCACCATCGTTGATGCTAATAACGTGGTAGGTAAGTATATTCGTAAATACATTAAACGACACAATCATGTCCAATTTGCCCGTTGCGCCAACAGGGAAATCAGGGTCATGAACAAACCAATATATCACCTCATTCGCACTATCTGCTATAGCTCCTATGCAAACAGCGTCTACGCTAAGCGGAGTGCCGTCTGTGTAAGTGAGCGATGTCAGGGCAGTATTGCCTTTGGTGTTCTCTATAACGCCAACCTCGGAGAGTTCCGTAGAGCCCATCCTAATGTTCATAGCGTCAATATACTCACCATCGGGAACAAGTCTCTCGTCAATTAACTTGTTCATTTTGCCTGACATGAAGTTCCTTGATATATCTGCCATTTTATTTTATTTGCTTGTCCATTCCTCTGAGATTCATCAATAATCTTCCGGGATGTATGTTGCTGATTCTAATTTTTGCATTACGAAAAAGAGCCGTCTTTTCTTTTCTTGCCCTTGAAACTATGTACTCCTGAACTCCCACCTTTGCGCTGAGCATCTCGTACGTGATATAGGCGTAGATATACTTTTCAAAAAGCTTGTTTACGCTTACCAACGAATCATCTCCTCCCTCCATGCCATCTGATACATACTCAAGAATACAAAGCTCACCCGCCATTGACGAGTCAAAGTTTATCACACCCGCTTTCTTGTCTATGTTAAAGGTAGGATTAAAATTAGCTGTTTCAGTATTTAATCCAAATGCTCTTCCTATCCTGTAATCAAAATACCAAAGCCCATCTACACACCAACCTAATTGGTTGTTGTATGGACTATTTTCGTTCAAGTAAATACTTTTCTTGAGATGATTCAACCTGTCGTAGTCAATGTCTGAATACTGAGGCTGTAAGATATTGCCGTTTTGGTCAAACAATATGTTACCATTATTGTCCTGCAAGTAGGCATTTGATGAAAGCGTCTGAATATTCTCTGTAAGTGGTCTAAGCACGCCGTCTTTGTACAGAGAAACTCTAACCCAATTCACAAAGTCAGACGGCAGTACAAACCTTAACGTGTGTACCACAGACATCTCCAATACCTTAATCTCTTTAAAAGCGTCGTAGTTCAGCTCCTGTATAGCTCTCTTTGCGTGAAACAGCACCTTATATCTCTCCTCATTGTTGATGAGTGAGTGGTTGCCTGTATACATCAGCATGAAGTTGTTGACTATGTCAAACAAAGAGACATACTGATACGAACCCCAATTTGCATCTTGAGGCGTATTGCCATTATTGGTATAATACTGATATTGGGAAAGGTAAGCCATAGACTATTATTGTTGTTGACTGAATGTTGGTTGTTCGTGCTGCTCCTGAGCCATAGCCATCTGAGTAACCTCGTATTCTCTTATAGAGATACCACAATACTGCAATATCTTCATAATCAACTTGAACTCATCCTCTTGAGGAAGCTCAAAGTCTTGGTAGTCAGGCTGACTCTGATCAAACGCAGGCTCGCCACCCGCAAGGGTGATATAAGTCCACTTTGGTTGCTTAGGATACCTGAAATACTCAGCTTGTAATTGACCTAACTTACCCAACACAAAAGTATCAGATATTGGATAGGTCTGTATAATAGTTTGGTCTTGAGTATAAGCGGGGAACAAAGCACTAGGCCCTGTAAGGTTAGATAGGTTAAGCATTGTAATCTTAGCATTATTAACCTTCTCTAACTCTTTGTATGTTTGAGCGGAAACTATATAATAGTCGTCGCCTATATTCTGAAAGATATCTGCGCTTATCAGCAACGTAGCATCATCTAAAACAGAATATACAGTTGCTGTTTGCAAAGTGCCCCAATTTACCACTATATCTCCCTTATTAACAGTACCAATAAACGTAGCGGTAGTATCTATCAATTGGTCGGTATTAATGGCATCATTGAAGCCACTCGTAGCTATATTGGGATAACAAACAATTCTATTTATTAAATACGCCTCGTCACCTGTTGTTATCAAAGATGGAATGTAGTATCTATTTCTGTTGATATCGGGATTGTCAAAATTAAAAGGAGTCAAGTAGTTATTTACAAGAAAGTACTCCATTGTCTCCGCCATGGCTTTGCGCAAATCAGAATAGTCTGTGCCTGATTGGCGAACATTCTCCATGTTTATAGCCTTGTTATAGTTACTGAAGTACTCCTCAAAAATCTCCAATTGCGCCTGTAGCGCATATAAGTTAAAATCAGACGGAGATATGTATCCGTAGTTGTTTTTATTTAAAACGGACAACACCGTGTTTCTTACTGAATTTATCATCAGTCAGCTTTTCCTACAAAGATATAAAAAAAAGAGAGGAACTTTTCAGTCCCTCTCACCTCTATTTATAAGCAGCTATCTAGCAACTTTAAGGAATCTATCCCATCGTCAGACTGTAGGTATTGAGCTACAGCAAACATTGGGTCGTCGCCAAACGGCACATTCATCATTTTTTTCTTGTTTGAAGGAGTATTGAACCAAACTTCTTTTTGGTTGTTTTTTAATACCAACAAGCCCTTGTCAAAGAATACCCTAACCTTAGACTGATGCTTCAGCGTTGGGTCTTCAATAACGTGCATGAAATGCTCAGGGTCTTTCTTAGCATACACCAACACATCTCTTCTCAATTCAGCCGTAGTCATTGTTGATGGGTCTCTAGAGAACAATACCCTGTAAACAATCTCCAATTGGTCTATGGTAAGCTTTCTTGCCTCAATCATAGCATCAACCTCTACGTTGATGTCCTTGATTTCTTCAGAAGCATCCCTCTCGTTGTCTACCTCTACAAATACAACGCCGTTCTGTGGGTGATAATGCAGGAACTGCTGCAATACGGGATTGGTACGAGGAACGCTTAAAAAACCATCTTCAAAGATGATTGGTTCCAAGATGGCATTGTCATCTTGCTCGTCCTCAAATGGTGATTTTTGGTTTACTGCGTATCTAAGAGCCCTGTTGGTGTTATTCTTTTCGTCAAACCAAAGCAGTGGGAATCTTGAGTGGTTTCTTGAAGCCAATGTAAAAGACAGCGGAGCGCCGTTCTTTAGCTTGTATATTTTGTCCGAAGACGAATTCTTTGTAGCCATTTTTTTATAAGATTTAATTTAATTAATAAAAGAAAATAAGGAGCGCCTTACAGGGCGCCCCTATTTATTATTCCAACCGATTATGAACCATAGCGGAACAACACGAAGTTGTTAGCACCAAGAGTACAAACGCAACGCTCAGACAAGAAGTTGACTTCCATTGCATCGAGGTCGCTTGTTTGGGCTCCTCCGGCAGAACCGGTGATCCAAGTTTTGTAGCGACGGTCTTCAGCTTCAGAAGCACGATATCTAACGTGCAAGAATGGACGCTTAGCGTTCTTACCCATAATTTGATCGTACACTGAGGTAGAACCCGCAGGAACCATCAAACCTGTAATAGTGCCGTTAGCAGCAGCACCTGTAACCATTCCACCACGCATGGTAGGATCGTTCAGGTATTTCCAATCTGACTTATAGAAGTCGTAACCACGACGGAAGCCTGTGAATCCAAGATTCAAGGCCATGTTGATGTCGTTGTCAAACAGACCGAAAGAAGCAGAAGAGGAAACGCCACTTCCGTTGTAACCGTTCAGGGTAGCCAACATGTTGTCGATATCGAAGCTGAAAGCACGATTTACGAACACCACGTTCTCTTCGATAGCTCCTTGCTTGTCCAAACGAGAAACGATAGAATCCCAATCAGACAAGGTAGTAGGAGTACCACCGCCCCATACGTTACCACGATTGTTTACTACGTAGAAAATACCTTCAGAACCTTTCAGTCCTGCGGCAGCAGCGCCACCACCTGTTTCAGCAGGTACAGCTTCAATCATAGCTGTTTCAAGATAATCTTCAAAACGCAGACGAGTTTCGTGTTCTGATTTCAAATACCACAGGTAACCTGTAGCTCCGTTCTCAGTAGTCACTTCAACCCAACCGATTTGAGCCATATCAGAACCATTAACAGCGTACTTGTCTTTGATGATGATTGGGCTGTTAGAGAAGATGCTGTCTTCAGCTTCCAAAGAACCAACCATTCCGTTTGTTCCTTTCTTGAACTCTGAACCATAGATGAATACAGAGCAAGTAGCACCTGCTGCAAAAGTTTGACCTCCTGCTTCGTAGTAAGCAACAGAGAAAGTTGTAGCAGTAGGAACTGCTGTTACGATTCCTTTGTTGTAAAGGCCTGTAGGACCTTGAATCAACACGGTTTGTCCAACACGGATTGCAATGTAAGCTCCTGTAGACAAAGCAGCGTCAGCAACAGTGAATGTTGCTACATCGTCACCTGCAACGGCAGGAGTTGTACACTGAGTATACTTGATGTGCAGACGACCTTGTTCAGCCCATTTTACTTGGTCTGAGTTAGAAGGCAATTCAGCTCCTACCATACGGAGGAATGAAGATACCGTTCTGTTACCATAACGCTCGAATTCTTTCTCGTAAGTATCAGG